AAACTGCCGGACAAACTCCTCTAAATGGTGTTTAACCACCCTATAAAGGTTCACCAGCTCACCGTTTACATCGTTCAGCACCTCGACATCGGCAGGCATGGCACGCATGAAAAAGAGGGCCGCGCCACCCGCGAACGGCTCGACATAGCACTGGTGCGCCGGGAAGTATGGCAGCAGGCGATCCGCCAGGCGTCGTTTGCCGCCGATCCATGGAATGATAGGTGTACTCATAGCTGCTATTCCCCCTCTTGTTTCACGACAGCACCCGCTGCTCTCGCTCCTCTATCCTGCGGCCTGCTCGCCGCCCCTGCTGAAAACCGACTCACCCAGGATCGCCTGGGTGATCCCGTGCGCGTTGGCATGGGCCGTGTGCGCGAGCCACGACATAATCCTGGCATGCACGTCGGTCAATGTCACGTCCCCGTACTCGAACCGTTGGCGCAGGACACGCATGTCGCGGCGCATCTTGACGATGCTGCGCTGGCGCAGCAGCCGATGGTGTGGCCACAGCCTGTAGCCCAGGAAGTTCACACCCCGCGATATCGGCAGGATTTCCGCGTAGGAAAAACGAAACCCCAGGCTGGCCAGGCGGTCGCGGAACTCCTCGCGCAGCCCCAGCAGATACGCCTTACTCGGATGCAGCACCACCATGTCATCCATGTAGCGGATGTAGTGCTTTAGACGCATGCACCGCTTGGCCCACTGGTCTATTTCGTCGCCCGCCAGGTTGCCGACCCACTGGCTGGTAAGGTTGCCAGGAGGCACCCCGACCGGCGCAGGATCGCCCTCGGAGGCAGTGCTGTCGATGATGTGATTCAGGATGGCCAGCGTCGCATCGCAGCGAACCCGTCTTGCCATCACCCGCTTTGCCAGCGCATGCGAAATGCTGGCGAAATACTTAGAAATATCCATTTTGAGGCACCAGACGTTCTCCATGCCGTGCGTGGCGGCCATGCGGCGCAGCCATACCTGGACGCGATCAGCGCCCGCGTGCGTGCCCATTTCCGGCCTGCATGCATAGGTGTCCGCGATCATCGAACGATCCCATATAGGCCCTGTGACGCTCACGATCGCATGCTGCGCGACCCGATCACGGTAAGGCGCCGCCAGGATGTCCCGGCGCTTTGGCTCATAGATCACGAAATGCCGGTACCGGCCGACGCGGTATGTGCCGTGAAGCATCTCCATTTGCAAGGCCCCGAGGTTCGACCACAGATCCTGCTCGAACTCGACCACCTCGAAGCGGCGGCGCTTGCCACGGCGTGCCAGTTTATGAGCCGCCACCAGGTTGTCCCAGTCGCATATCTGCTCAATCAACCGCTTGTTTTTACTACCCATCACACTTCCACCTCTACTACAAAATATGGCGGCTCCTGGCGGGCTTTCGCGCTTGCTACTTGCGCGCCTGGAGCCTTGTCACTATTTAGCCGCTTGCGCAGACAGGGTTGGCCTGGCTGATCCATCTAGGATCGGTAGGCCGTCGGGCATGCCGACGGATCTCAGATATCCAATCAAAGGGTCACAGAAGCCCCGGACGCCGACATTGCCATTGGCATTCCACGGATTGCTATTCGTGTTGAGAGTGCGCGCCCCGCAGTACCGCCCGTTGGCGTAGTTGCCACCCGCGATAGCCGAATACCACCTGACGTGGTTCACGAAGCCTCGAAACCCAGACCCACCCATGATGCATCTACTCCTTTATCCTGGCCCGCCAGGAAAACGCCATCGCCGCGATCTGGCTGTATTCGCCACCGGCGTCAGTGTCATTTGGCGGGCGGTTGATCCGCCCAAGCCACCGATCGTTGATGTACCCGGCCTCCGCGCCGATTCGCATCAGCGAAGCGATCACCCGGAGGTGATCGCACAGCGCGTAGACCTTCGTCTTGGTGCGCCCCGTAGCGGCCTGGATGACCAGCTCTGGCAGTCGATACAAGGCATCCTCAAGAGCGGCTCCGTACCGGAACCGCTGGCTTCTTGGAATCTTGTTCAACTGCACCTGAGCATCGACCACCAGGCGCTCGGCGAGCGCCAGCACGATCAAAGGCTTGGGCTTGTCTTTCGCGTCGAGCCCGCGCTGCCGCGCGGGCTTTGAAGGGGTAAGGCTAGATGGATTCACAGAAGCACCGGACGCCGACATTGCCATAGGCATCCCACGGAGCCCTATTCGTGCTGAGAGTGCGCGCCCCGCAGTACCGCCCGAGGGCGTAGTAGCCACCCGCGAGAGCCGAAGACCACCTGACGTGGCCCACGAAGCCTCGGGCAAAGCCCGAGTCTGCGCCGGTATTCACTGCGGCCGCATCCCAGGCGTAGGCATTGCTCGACCCTGCGTAATCGCCGATGTCATAGTTATGAGACAGCGATTCCCAGAGGTTACCCACGGTGTCGACCAGGTTGCGGCAGGACACGGATTTGATGACAGCCCCGTTTGTCGTCGGCCCCGTGTTGGTCGTTTTCGTCCAAGCGGTGTCATTGTTTCCATCGACGCCCGCAGGGGCGCCATGGGCGCCCAGCACCCACTCATCGAAGGTCGGCAGGCGCTTGCCGGAACGGTTGAGCATCTCCCACAAGTCCACGCGGTTGTACGCGGTGTCTTTGAGGGGCTGCACGCCGTAGACGCTACCCAGGATCGCCTCGGGCCAGGAACCGGAAACGATCGAAGCCATGTAGATATCGGCCCACAGGCCGGGCTTGATTTCGGCCATGCCCGTCGGGTCGCAGCTCGGACGGTGCGCCAAGTCCCACACCGAGTTCGGCACCAACTGGATTACCGGCACATAGGCGCTGTCGTAGCGGTTGGCCATCGGCCGCACACGGCCGTAATGAAAGCCGCCGATCCGGCGACTGTTTTCTGCTGTGAAACCGCCGGGGACGGTGATGTTTTTGCTGGCGATCAGGCCCGCCCGGCCGTCGGCCCCCTGGGTGGCATACAGGTACACGTCATCGCCCAGCGCCAGGCCGTCGAGCGACCCATCCTGATTGCCTTCGGCCGTCGGATCCCAGTCGGTGCGTGGCGACAGCACAAAGCCCTTGCCGTTGCCGCCGATATTGAGGATGCCCTCGGGCACATCCAGGCGCATCGCGCCCGAAGCCACGACGGAACCCATCATCTGAAAGTGTCCGGCCCCCATGGCCGGGATAGCGTAAGTTTGCTGTGCCATTACAGCGCCTCCAGTGCAGCGATCGCCTGTTCAACATCCTCGACCGTGAACCCCAGGCGGTTGAGGGTCGTCAGGTCTTCCGTGCGCTTGAGCTGGACGCGGCGCGCGGGCTGTTCGTCCTGCGCGGGCGTCTCCGATACGCAGTATTCGGGCATCTCGCCATCCGCCGCCTCACCCTCAGCCAGGTCGCGGTCGTAGGCGTAGTACCACCGGCTGGCCAGCAGGCCCTCCCAGTGCTGTTTCAGCGTGGCGATGCCTTGCGGGCGGATTTCACCCTCCAGGGCCTTTTGCTGGAGCAGGTCAAAATCTGCCCGCGTGCGCAGCCCATAGCGCGGAACTTCGTGCATGGTCATTACTCCTCTACGGTTAGAACGGCCACGCCATCGACACGCCCGACGGCGCGCCGTGAGGCGATGGCATTGATAGCCGCGACGAGCTGGGCCTCATCGTCGATGTCCGGCGCAGTTCCGGCATCGTCGAGGATGGCCAGCAGCTCGCGCTGCAGCATGTTGAAGTACGCGGCCAGCATCGGCGTGGCGCGCACATTACTGGCGGGGTCACCGTTTCGCCATTCGCCCAAGGCGGTGGCCCGGTCGGTGTAGGCACCTACTTTTTCCATCGTCAGTTCTCCTGATAACCAACATTCAAAATGAGCCAGCTCGGGGCCGACTCGTGCAGCACGCACTCGATCAGTTCATCGCCCCAGCTTCGCAAGGGGTCGCCGATCTCCGAGCCGCCAATCACCGCCTCGCGGATCACGCCAGACGGCACCAAAACATCCCAGGCCGAGAGCCACGCCTCGCCGTTCATGGGATCGCCAATCTCGGCACCGCGCGGGCCGACACCGGCACCCAGCTCCATCGTGGCCTCCAGGTGCTCGACCACGACGATGCCCACATAGCCCAGCCCCTCGGCGATGGCCTCGTAATCCTCAATGCGCATGCCGCCGCGCCCGACAATGCGCCCGATGAGCGCCACGCGCCGGTCGGCCATGCTTTGCTCGGCCGGGGCGCATTTGCCCGGCAGGCTGTAGCTCGCCTCCCACTCGGGAAACAGTTCGGTGGCCTGGCGCGGGTCGGCTTCCGCGAGCAGATCCATGGCGCGCGCATCGACGCGGGCCGGTTCTTGCGCCAGGCCCGCGAGCAGGCGCTGCAGCGTGCTGTCCGGATCCGTCGGCCAGGCCATGCCTGGCGGCATCAGCGCGAACAGCAGGCGCCGGTATTCGGCTGCGCTCAATCCCCGATCCACTGCACGCCCCCCCAGGTCGGCAGCACACCCACGGCGTGCGTGACGTTGGCCGTCGGCCACTGCAGGTCGTAGTCCTCGACGCCAGGCGCCAGACTGATCGCGCTGCGGATGCGGCTAATCAGCAGCGTGCCGCCTGGCACGCCTTCGCCCTCGACCAGGTCGCGCAGCGCCTGGGCGGCCGCAGAGCGGGCCTCCTCGGTGTTGGGCGAGACCAGTAGCTGCGGCTCGAACGCTTCGGTATCGGGGGCCACCACATAGACCTTGGCCTGCACGTTGCGCCGTGATTCGATGTAGTCGGCCACCGCCTGCAGGAGCTGCTCGGAGGGCAGCGGCCCATCGTCGGCGTCATCGGCCATGATGCGCAGCACCACCGACCCCGGCCCCATGCCCAGCGGATCCTCCCAGGCGCGCGTCACGCCCGGCACCTGCAGCGCCCACTCCTCCCAGTCGCCCGATGCGCCGCCGCGCGGCACCCGCGCTCGGCGCAGCATGATGCGATCGCGCCAGCTTGCGTAGGTCTCCAGGTCGGTGCCGCCACGGATGCCGCTCGCGTCCACGGTCGCAGCGCTGGCCACACCGCTGATCGGCGACACCAGGCGCAGCGCTGCGCCCGGCGCTTGGTTGCCCGTCACGCCCGCCGCCACAGCCCGCACCGGGGCGCTGGCCACGCCGTCGGCGATCTTGACCTCGGCAGTCGTCACATACTCGACATCACCCGCTTTCAGCGACGTGCCCGTGACGATCACCCGGTCATTCGTGCCCTCGAAGCTGGCCGTGCCCGTCGCATAACTCGCGGCGCGGCGCGGCACTCCGGCGCTGTGCAAGTGCAGATTCTCGTCGTCGCAGGTCTCCGGGAATAGCTGCTTTTCGAGCCACTGCAGATAGCCGTACAGGCCGTGTACCAGGCCACCCAGGGACGCGCTCAGCGCCTTGGTGACGCGCTTGGCCAGCGCCGCCTGCGCACCAGGCAGACGCGAGAGCACATCCTGGTCGGCCCGGTTCATCAGCTCCGGCAGTGAAGGTCGTTTAAATGCCATGTAATCCTCCGTTATGCGGCGGGTTGCCACACATACTCGTAGTTGCGCTCCAGCACGCTGCCATCGCCCCGGATGATGGCCGTGCGCAGCAGCAGGGTGCCAGGCCGGTACCGCTCGGCCTCGACCTCGACGGCGGACGCGACGCGATCCTCGACCATCCAGGCGAGCGCCTCCTCGGCATATTCCTTGGCACGGCGCAGCACAGAATCCAGCTCCTTTTCGCGCGAGAGCAGCCACAGCCGCGACCCGGCCGGGCGATCGTTGTAGGCGTCAGCCCACCAGCCGCGCCGGTCATCGCCGCCGTCCGGCAGCTCGTCCTCGGGCAGGGCGCGCCGATCCGTGTAAAACGACACGATGGTCGCCGTGATCAGGCCCTGGTCGGTAGCCAGGTCGCCGCCCTCGATCGCCAGATCGAAGGCCAGGGCGGACGGGTCATAAACAAGCGCGATATCCATCAACTCATCTCCTGATTTGGCTTGTCGGTGGTGCCGCCCGAATCGCCGGGGTGGTCGTGGCCGTTGAAGGTGTCGCGCATGCCGTTCATCGACCCCTTGC